TTGACATATTAATTGTCAAGTGTTAATTTGATTTTAATTTTAACCAATACAGGAGAAACAAATGACAGAAAAAAGACTGACATTAAATAGTGAAAAAAGAAAAGCTATTGCTGATGTATTTCAAAATCACTTTGAACAAAATAGTCCAAAGAATGAACTGCACAAAAAAGCAATCGCTGACTATAATACTGCTAGAACTAAAATGAAAGTTTTAGTTAATACAGTTGTAAGACACCACCAACCCCAAGAAGATGTAGATACAATTAGAGGTATGATTGCTAAATACAATCGTAGTGGTGGAGAGTTGTATGAGGATAATTGTTTTTTCTTTACTGCACCACCAAGAATGGAAACAGATAGTGAGGGAAATAAACGAGAAATCATTGATGAAGAACATGTCAAGTTTGAATTAAGTCAAGATTTTGCAAGGTCTTATTATAGAGATGAGATTAAAGCAAAAGGTCTTAACCCAGACTTTCATGTTGCAATCAATAATAACTACGACAAGAGAAGTCCAAGCTATTACACTATGGAAAGCCAAGTAAATAAATTTACAGGGCATGAAACAAGTAGCAACGATAATAAAACTCAAATGTCTTATAGAGATGAGTGGGAAAAAGATTTCCAATTAACTACTGTTGGCTCATCTTATTGTCATAGTAGAATGTTTGCAGTAGACCAAGAAACTTTTGAAACTTTTAAAATGTTTAATAGTTTAAGAGAACAAGTTATCATGGCACATCAACAATTATATAGTCATGTAAATAGTAAAATGGAAAAACTAAAACTTGGTTTAAAATCTTACAGATACTTTGACCAAGCTAAAACACTTGCTGACAAATTAGGTGTTGCACTTAATGAGGGCATATTAAATGAAAGTAGCAGTATGGCACTTTCAGTTTATAGTCCAGAAAACTTGGCTAGTCTTTTAGAAGATAAGGTTGAACAAACTAGAGAGGAAAAAATAGCTATTGCAAGACAGATAATGGCACAACAACAAAGTGTAAATTAGCACTTGACATGGGGGAGAATATAGGATATTCTCCCCTTAATAACATACAGGAGAAATAACATGGAAAACAATACAACATTTAGAATAACATACTATTCTAACAAAGATAAAAAGCACATAACACGACAAGCAAAGTGGACTGACAAATGTAGATTTTGGACTAGCAAACAAGGCTCAAAATTAATGACATACTTTGACATGGACGCAGACAATTATAGAACTGCCAAAGGCAGTTGGAAAGTGAGGTACTAATGAATGGCGAGTTAATAGGAAGATTACTAATGGTACTAACAGGATTTGTATTAGCATTATTAGGAGTAATAGTTTGTATACATGGACAACATTATGAGGTGGGGATATTAATTTCCTTTGCCGGTATTGTTTCAATCTTTGGGGGGTTGCCAACATATGAGTAATTTTGTTTGGTGTCATGGACCAAGTTGCCACAAATCTCACACGCAAGATAGAATAAGAGGTGTCAAGGGTAGCAAGGTCCTAAGAACTAAGAAAGTAAAACAAGACAGGTGGAATAGTGGAATAGATGATGAGGGTAATGACAGAACAAATATGTATTCTTATTTTTGTAGTAATAGTTGTTACAATGATTTCGCTAATACATATGTAAGAGAAGTCATTGCGATTGCGCCAAGGACCGAGGCTCTTGAAACACCGATAGATGTAGTCAAGGTCCAAGAAACATATCCTTACTCTGGAAATACTTATACGAGGATTCAGATTAAAACACTTGACAACAATGGTGGATAGTATAGGATAAGGCTATTAACATACAGGAGAAATAACATGGACAAGATCAAAGCAACTAACCCATACTCAGGCGAGTCAGCAATGCTGACAACCGAAGAGCATAAGTTATATATCAAGATCAAAGAGGCAGAGTTTAACGAGGACTATAAAACTGTGCAGCAAGGTCTTAGTAAGTTTAGTAGAATGAATGCAGCAGCATACATGACATTACTAGACTAACCGAGTTACATACATGTGTGACCCTGTTGGGTCACACTCACCTAATCAATAGAGGTACCACACCCACACCCAATTAACTTTTTAACTATATAAGTCATACACCTTTATATAAAAAGGGGTCCCACTACTTCAGGTTGTATTGCTTGATTTAGACAGTTAATGGTGTTAAAAAACTTATTCACTGGTAAAAAGGTGCAAAAAATTTTATAAAAATTTTTATGGATTTAAAAAATATAGATATAAAGAAATTACCTGCCGACGTTAGAAGAGAACTTTTACAGTTACAAGTAATGGTAGCTGAAAAAAAAATTAAAAGTCGTGCTAAAGATGACTTCATGTCCTTTGTCAAAGCTGTTTGGCCCGAGTTCATAGAAGGACCACACCACAGAGTCATAGCTAAAAAATTTAATGACCTTGCAACAGGTAAAATTACAAGATTAATTGTTAACATGCCACCAAGACATACAAAGTCTGAGTTTGCGTCATTCTTATTACCTGCCTGGATGGTGGGCCGTAATCCAAAATTAAAGATCATTCAAGCAACTCACACAGGAGAACTCGCAGTCAGATTTGGTCGTAAAGCTAAAACACTAATTGACAGTGATGATTATAGAAAAATTTTCGATACAACACTAAGAGAAGATTCGCAAGCTGCCGGCAGGTGGGAAACAGCACAAGGTGGCGAGTATTTTGCTGCAGGGGTCGGCGGTGCTATAACCGGACGGGGTGCTGACTTATTAATAATTGACGATCCGCACTCGGAGCAAGACGCAATGTCTGCTTCTGCATTTGATAATGCGTACGAATGGTACACATCAGGTCCAAGACAACGTCTTCAACCCGGTGCAAAGATTGTACTTGTTATGACAAGGTGGAGTAAAAAAGATTTAACAGGAATTTTATTAGATAATCAAAAAGATGTTAAAGGTGACCAGTGGGACGTGGTAGAATTTCCAGCAATCTTGGACCACGGAGAAAATAAAAAACCGGTTTGGCCACAATATTGGAAATTAGACGAACTTGAAAAGGTAAAAGCAACACTTCCTGTTGGAAAATGGAATGCACAGTGGATGCAAAAGCCAACTTCTGAAGAAGGAGCGCTTATAAAACGTGAATGGTGGCAAACTTGGGAAAAAGATGACCTTCCAGACTGTTATTACATAATTCAAAGTTACGATACTGCGTTTTTAAAAAAAGAAACAGCTGACTATAGTGCAATTACGACTTGGGGTGTGTTTTATCCGCACGAAGACAGTAAACCAAATTTAATTTTACTAGATTCAATTAAAGATAGGTTTGAATTTCCAGAATTACGTCGTGTAGCGTTAGAGCAATATCAATATTGGAATCCTGACATGGTTATCGTTGAGCAAAAAGCTTCAGGCACACCTCTAACTCACGAATTACGGCAAATGGACATTCCAGTGATGACTTTTACGCCAAGTCGTGGTAATGATAAGCACGTACGTGTAAATTCTTGTGCACCGCTATTCGAGGCCGGATTAATTTGGGCTCCTAATAGGAATTTTGCAGAAGAAGTTATCGAGGAATGTGCGTCATTCCCATACGGCGATCATGATGACCTAGTCGATTCTATGACTATGGCTGTTATGCGATTCAGGCAAGGAGGCTTCCTACCTCACCCAGAAGATTACGAAGACGAAAAGTCTGAACCTAGGATTATGGAGTATTATTAATGGCAGCAAAATTAGGATTTGAATTAGTTAAACAAGCGATGCTTAAGTTGCTGATGAAAAAAGGCGACGATGGCATTTTATTAACTTTGCCTAAAAATGAGATTGTAGATTACAACGCTAAAATTACTATGGATCGATTAATTAGAAATGGCATTGATCCTGACTCTCTTACATCACCAGATCAAGTTATAAACGTATTAGATAATATAAATAATCAAATAATGAACAAGGCTAGAGTTATTCCAGCAACAAGTGCCGAAGGTAAAGCTATTACAGAAAAATTATTTGGTAAAAAAGGTGAAGTAATTTCATTTAAAGACAAAATAGAAGCCATGAAAAAAAGTGGGGACATTGTAGATCCTGACAATCTTAAAGTTAGTGAAAAAGTTACTGAAAGAGAAATGTTTAAAAATTCAAATTTAAATAAAAAAGATTCTGTTACAGAAACAGTTTCTTACATAAAAACTTTAGAACCAATGGATGCTATGAAAGAAGCAAATTCTGTAATTGGTAGAAAAGGTAAATACAAAAATTTAACACCAGAAGAATCTAAAAAAATATTAACAGATACTGAAGACCATATCTTTGAAAGAGATATACC